TTACAGCATCAGTGAACTACCAAGCGTCAACACCATACACATCACCAGAATCTGGCACATATTGGTATTACAGCAATTCGTCGGACATTGACATTATGATCAATAACGGAACTGGTGCTGGCTGGAAAGGTTACAGAAACGTAAGTTACGATTCACGCGGATATGTGTTAACTAATACAGACGAAAACGGAGTAATTATTAGTCCTGTTAAACCTACTAGCCAAAGCAGTGGCGACTCTTTAGTTGCTGGTGATTTATGGTTAGATAACAGCGACTTAGAAAATTATCCTGCACTGTATCGGTACAACGGAAGCGAGTTTACAGCAATCGATAAAACGGATCATACGTCAGCAGCTGGTATAATCTTTGCTGATGCACGATGGGATACGGATGGTACCACAGATATTATTACTGGTGAATTACCACCAGTGGCTGATTTGTTGACCAGTAACTACTTAGATCTAGATGCACCAGATTACAGACTATATCCACGTGGCATCTTGATGTTTAATACACGTCGCAGTGGCTATAACGTTAAGAAATATGTACCAGATTACTATAACAGTACTACGTTCCCTAACGTAGGCGCAAATACCATTGGGTTACCAACAGCATTGCCCTCAGTAAGAGATGCTTGGTTAACTGCTAGTGGATTAGATGCAAATGGCGCAATGAAAGCCGGTAGCAAGAGTCAACGTGCTGTTGTTGTTTCTGCACTAGAAAGTGCAATTGACAGTAACTTAGATGTGCTAGAACAAATTTATAACTTCAACCTGATGTGTGTACCGGGTTACCCAGAACTAATTCCTAACCTGATTACATTGAATGATAATCGCGGAAGTACAGCGTTTATTATCGGCGATACACCGCTAACATTGCAGCCAAATTCAGTTGCTATTACTAACTGGGTCAACAATGTCGGTGGTAACGGTTTACCGTCGGATGCATCTGCATCAGCATACCTAGGTATATATTACCCATCTGGTTTAACAAACGATCTAGCAGGTAATCAGGTTGTAGTACCAGCAAGTCACGCTGTACTTCGTACATTCTTGTACAACGATCAGGTAGCCAATCCTTGGTTTGCACCAGCTGGTACAAATCGTGGCTTAATTAACAATTTAAGCGATATTGGATACATTAATTCAGCAACTGGATTATTTGTACACAACTCAATTAACCAAGGTATGCGTGATGCATTGTACTTGTCAGCGATCAACCCAATGACACAATTACCAAACGTTGGTTTAGTGGTTTGGGGACAATTAACTCGTTCGGGCAGCTCAACTGCACGTAATCGTGTCAACGTTGTTCGCTTAGAGAACTATTTACGTAGAGTGTTCTCTACTGTTGCCAACGGTTACTTGTTTGAACCCAATGATCAGGTCACACGTAAGTCAATTGCTAGACAGATTGAAAGTTCATTAAATGATATACAGAGTAAGCGTGGGGTTTATGATTTCTTAGTAATTTGTGACTCAAGTAACAACACAAGTGCCACAATCGCTAATAATCAGTTATATGTGGACGTAGCTATTGAGCCAATGCGTGATGTTGAATTCATCTTTATACCGATCGCAATATATAACCCAGGTGCTATTGCTGCCCTGAATACAACATCGACCTAATAGATAAATAAGAGTAACAGGAGAATTAAATGGCCGTAGCATCCTTAAGTAAATTTACAGTACCGCTATCAACAGACCAAAGTGCAACAAGCCAAGGTATGTTGATGCCGAAACTAAAGTATCGTTTCCGCGCTACTTTTATTGGCTTTGGTGTGAGCACACCAACAACTGAATTGACCAAGCAAGTTGTAGATATCAAGCGTCCAAGTGTTAACTTTAACCCTATCACAATTGATGTTTATAACAGCAAAGTTTATCTACAAGGTAAGCCCGAGTGGGGCGAGACCACAGTTAACTTGCGTGACGATGCAACAGGTCAAGTTAGCAAATTGGTCGGTGAGCAAATTCAGAAACAGTTCGACTTTATGGAACAGGCTAGTGCACCGAGTGGTGTCAACTACAAATTCCGAATGGTTTATGAAGTGCTAGATGGCGGTAACGGATCTACTAATATTAACGTATTAGAAGAGTGGGAACTTGAAGGATGCTTCCTAAGCTCTGTCGATTACGGTGATATGTCATACGGCAGCAGCGATCCTGTACAAATTGCACTAACACTAAAGTTTGATAATGCAACACAAACTATTGGTGGAGCAGTTGGTACTAGCGTTATTTCACAAACACCCGGTACATCAGTTAATTAAATCGACTAAATTAAAACAACCTGGGATTAAAACCCAGGTTTTTTTATGACATAAATATTAGTATGGCAAACAGCATTAGACAACGACTCGAAAGAGATATTATTAAAGTACAACTCCAGATCGCTGAACTATCGGGGGACATTAATACTCTACGAACTATTTTAACTAACGGTGTACAGGGTACAAATGAGGATGGACAACCAACGGTTCAATATCAATTTTCCGGGTATTTTGCCAGCGAAATAAATCGAGACGTAGCAGCAAATCAAGGACAAGGATTTTTGGTCAGTGAATTAAATGACGCAATTAGTTCTAGTCAAGAAGCCTTAAAGCAAGCTCAACAGACACTAGTTAATCTTAATAATAATTTACCACTAGCATCCATAAATGCAGCGAATGACGCAGCTAGCAATAAAGTTAGAAGTGATGTTATTATTAGAGATTACCGTCACGCAGCCAGAATCTTTACAGACGATAACTATCGCCTAAGCCCAAAGTACGGATTCTTATTTTATGTTGAATTTGAATTTAACCCTGATATATCAAATATCAGCAGTATATCAACTGCCGAATTGGGTATGATTGTTAAGTCTGTTACATTACCAAAATTTACTATTGATACAAAGATTCATAACGCATACAATAGAAAAAATATCAGCCAGCATAAGATATCTTACGATCCAGTAAACATTTCGTTCCACGACGATCAGGCAGAGAATGTAAGAAATTTTTGGTACGATTATTACAGTTTCTTTTATAGAGATAGCGACTACGCTAATTCTACATACCAAGCAATATCAAAATATCAACAAAGACCGGCATTTGATTGGGGGTATAGTCCCAGACCACAAGGTTCATATACAAACGCACAAAACAATCAACCGTATCAATACATACAATCTATACGTGTTTATAGTTTGTTTCAGAAAAATTTTAGCGAATATGAATTAGTAAATCCTATCATAACAAAGTTTAATCACGGCGACCACGCCAATGGTGATAATACTGCTGTATTAAAACACGATATGACAATTCAGTACGAAGCAGTTAAGTATCACACTGGGTATGTTACTGAGAATAACATAGGCGGATTTATTGACCTACATTACGATAATATGCCAAGTCCTCTGGAAATTCCTGAATCAGTGACTGATTTTCGCGCAGATCTAGCCAGTTTATATCCGTTGCCGGCTGCCAGGAATGTAAGTAACCCTGTTGTATTTTACGGACTGGGGCTTGGATTGTCTGGTGCATTGGGTGGCGCTACTCGCTTGGCAGCAACTGCTGGCATAAATTCAGCTGGGTTTAGTATTCCCAACTTAGGAGCACTAACAGCAGGTATAACCAACTCAGCAATTCTAGGACAACAACTACAAGCCGCTGGTGCGGCACTTGCTGGTTCAGCAGCAGCAACTTTAGCCAATGGTGTAATTGGTGGTCTAGCAAATGGACTAGGACCAGGGGGTACTGCGGTTATCGGCTTAATAGCACAGGTTATTGCCAATCCAACAGCGGCATTGAATACTATTAAGAATATGGCTATTAATTATGCCACTACTGTTATTACAAACTTTATATCAAATACAATAATTCAGCCAATTACTAATTTATTAGGCGAAGGTGCAAAAATTATCGGTGGGTACATTGCCGATAATATTATTAGTCCAATTACTGCAGGATTTAATGGTATAGTAACTAGTATAGCTACATCAATTGGTGACATCCAACAATATGGAACCGCAGTATTTGATGTAGGTGAATTCCAGACATTGCCGTAACTAAAAATAATATAAAATGAACATACAATCAACTGCTGCCACAAATCTACAAGGTCCCGACTTATCTAAATCCTTGGGCCAGAGTAATCCTAATCAATATTTTAATAATTTTTATTCCGATGACTTTAGTGTTGGCGATCGCAATGACGCAGTTATTGCATATTTTGAAACATACACCGGAAACGAAGTTGCCGGAAAGAATTTGGCCGCTGCGGTATTGTATACTGCAAGATCACAGAACATTGATCCCATGTCTATCATTGGCGAATTTCAAAAACTGCCAAGAGGACAAATTAATAATTATCTTGCAGCTTTGCTAAACATCAATCGCGTCCCAACTAGTTCTATAGCAGTCAAAGGAACAGCTCGTACAAATAATTACATTACTCGAACAATACTACCCTAATGTCAAAATACGCACAAGGTAAATTTCAATTACAGCACCCTGAAAAATATGTAGGGAATAAAACACCAACCTATAGATCAAGTTGGGAATATGTGTTCATGCAATTTTGCGATAACAATCCCAATATACTACAGTGGGCCAGCGAAGCAGTACGCATCAATTATCGCAACCCGCTAACAGGTAAAAATACAATTTATGTTCCTGACTTTTTAATAACATATGGTGATGCAAAAGGACAGCAACACGCAGAGTTAATTGAAGTAAAGCCCAAAAAAGAAACTACACTTGAGGGCGCCAAGAACATAAGAGACCAAGCTAGTGCCATATTAAATATGGCAAAATGGGAAGCTGCACGTGCCTGGTGTCGTGCGCACGGACTAACTTTTCGAGTTGTCACTGAAGATATGATTTTCCATCAAGGCAAATCTAAGTAATTTAAATGATAAAATGTAATGCATTAACAAATGGGTTAACAATACTACCCGATGGAAAAGTTGTTCCTTGCTGTAATTTTGATTATAGCCAAGCAGAAGAAATAACCGATCGTAAAAAACAATTTAGCACAATCAAAGAAAGCTTTGCACAGGATATAAAACATCCAGCTTGCGATAAGTGTTGGCAAGCAGAAGATTACAAGATAGGATCGTTGCGCACAAATTTCTACAATTCAAATTTTAAAACTCCCGATAACTTGGATGATGTAGTTTTTTTAGATATTAGAAACAATAATCTATGTAATTTAACCTGCAGAATGTGCAGCCCAATGTTTAGTAGTAAAATTGGCAAAGCAGTGGGGCTAACTGAGTATCTAGTACACGCACCATTGAGTGATTATCAATCGCAAATTAATCTTTCTGCAATACAGGATATATATTTTACTGGTGGAGAACCATTTTTAAATGTTGACCATTGGACCTTGTTAGACTCTATTCCTGACCCAAGTCAGGTTGGCTTACGGTATAACAGCAATCTAACTTTACTATCATACAAAGATAAACACATATTTGATTATTGGCCCAAGTTTAAAAAAATATGGTTTCAAACTAGCTTAGAGGGAATTGGCGACTATAACGAATTAATTAGGGTTGGATCTAATTGGAGCAATGTAGAAGCTAACCTACAGCAATTGTACAAATATCGTCGAGAAC